TTTTTTTGGCCATTTTTTGTGGTCTATCCCACCGTCTAGACGGATTGAGGTATCTGCCTTAGCAGGCTCTCTCCAATAGAGATGGGAGGACTTGAACCTCCCTGTACGGCCTTAACCGATTACTCTTGTGTACTTGATGCCACGATATACGTAGGTTACAGTCATTGTACTCTCCATATACCAAGCCCCGTTCCATGCTTGGGTGTCATGCGTCCCTACTTTTTCTTTCGGGATGAACGGACGGTTTTCTTCCGTCTCGAGTGATTATAATTAATCCTCTTACTACTTGTTTTAGTCCGATTGAAACGAGCTTTCTCGCTTCTAGACATCTCACCCGTAGTCTTAGGTGTTTTGGATGACACACGTTTAGATGGTCTGCAAGCTGGGTAGCCTTTACGCTTCTCACCTTTCTGTCTGCCACAGGGCTTACCAGTTTTGGTGTCAACCCATTTCTCTTGGAACCATCTACGTAAGCTCATCTTCTTTTGCCTTTAGTATAACCGGGTGATGTTTTCTTTACACCACCTACTTTGACCTGACCCTTACATACTTTAACAGCGTATGCGTTTGCGTATGCAGAAGGGTAGACCTTGAATTTTCTTTTGGCAGCTGCTTTACCACGTGGACATAATTTAGCCATTAGCGTTTCTTACCCCCATGTTTGCAGCCACACTTTGATCCTTTCTTGTGTGCCATTAGCATTTCCATCTACGTAAGGCAAGTGCCTTTCTTGTAGGCTTGCCGTTTGGTTTTTTCATCGGGCCTTTTACGCCTTTCATACGGGCACAAAATGACCTCTTTCTAGCTCCTCCTCCGGGCTGAGGTGCTTTAAGGTTAGAGCCGGTAGCACGATTGTACTTGGCTCTTCCCTTCGCTGTCAAGCCGCCTTTGCGACTCTTCTCACCTCTTCCTAGAGACAGGCTTACTCCCTTTCTTTTTGCCATTTTTTCTTAGTTTTGCAAAGTCTGCTCCAGTGATTTTATCTCGAGGTGGTGCTACTCTGGCAATCTTCATCTGACCGGCAGAGTATTTCTTCTTACCAGCTGGCTTAGGCATTACCAAATACCGGGTATGATTTGCCCTGTCCAAGCGTAGTTGAGGAGAGCTGCGACTATACCTATCATAGCTAGTCTTCCGTTAAGCTCCTCTGCTGGATGCCATTTTTGGTTTTCGTGGTTGTGGTGTGTCATTTCTTTTTCTTTTTGAGTGTTTTTAGTTTGTCCAACATCTTTTTCTTTTCTGCTGGTGACATTTTCTTTGGTCTACCTTTTTTTGAACCGTAGGTTCCTTTTCCCATTGGCATAATTAGAACTCCAAATCAGATCTGTCTAGTTTTTCAATTATGTCTTGTCTGTAAGCTGGATCTCTGTCGTAACGAGGATCGTTCATCGCTGCGACTAGCTCTTGCTGACTGCGGAAGACATCACCGCTTTTGCTTGGTGCTTTACCTGTAACCATTCTACCTTCTACTCCGTTTGCTGCATCGTATTCTGCCTTGAGTCCTGAGACTGCTAGCTTGATAGCCTCGATGCTACCAGTTTCTACGACCTGATCGAACGCAGAGATTGCAGATTTGTCAAGATTACTCTTTGACCAATTAATTATATTTGCGTAAGCCTGTTCACCACCCGCTGAGTTTTTGATCTGATTGATGTCAGACTCAGTTATTGCAGGGGCTGGTTCAGCGTTTACTGATTGTTGATACTCTGGATCAGATTGTACTTCTAGATAAGCCTTGATTAGATCTTGACTTGACATAGAAGAAAACTTAGCCAAAGTCTCGTCTGATAACTTGTTACCGTTATCAAAGTATTCTTTACTAGCGTCAGTGATGAGCGTAGCACCCTCGGAGAACTTAGGTTTCTCGTCGGGTTGCTCCTCTGCACTAGCTGTTTCTTGACCCTCACCCAGTTTCTTTTGTAACTCTACATAAGCTTTTTCTAGCTCTTGAGCATCCTTGTACTTACCAGCGTATAGTTTCTCTTCCTGTTGAGATATCTCTTCTCCAACTTTGAGAGAGTCTTGTTCCTCTGGTGTAAGATTGTCAAGTGTGGTTACGTTCTGTGGTTCTTGGTATGATAATGTTTCTGCCATTCCTTATTGTGGTGGTGTAAATTGTTCAATGGCTGCTTGTGCCTGTTCAGCTAGCTGTGGATTTTTTGCTGGATCCATCAGTGGTGTGCCAGCTAACTGACCGGCTTGGTTGACAAGAGACTGGTTCGCTGCATCTGCCTGAGCTTGAGCCTGCATTTCCTGTAGTTGCTCTGCTGTGCGTACAAGATTTAGTATGTCTATACCTTGTGCAGCTGCTAATCGTTTGATAGCTTCAGTAGGATCTATGTATTTTGCTAGAGCCTCTGGGCCTAGTGTCTGACCAACAGTAGCCACAAATCTAGTAAGAGCTTCGTTATCTTGACCTCTGCCTAGACTATTGATACCAGCTACTATCTTGGGTCTTACCAACTCTTTTGGTAACTTAGGTATCTGATTACTACGCTGTAATATCAGCATAGTTCTGTTTAAATATGGTATGAGAAACTCAACCGTAAGCAGGCTAAACAAGCCACCCAACGATTGTTCTAACTCTAGCTGTGTAAGGCGTACCTCCTCAGCTGTAACTCTTTCTGCGTTCCTGATGTTCATAACCAAGAAAGCTTCAAGTATTCTTCTTTCTATTTGCTGCGATAACTGTGCAGCTGTAGCAAAGTCTGCTGTCTTACCGACTTGCACGACTCCTACATCTTCTGGTCTACCCTGTATAATAGCTCCGTTGCCAGCTTTGGCAAGTGTTCCGGGCTTAGTTGTAGCAGATGGTGATACAAGAAATACAACTTTACTTGCAACACTCGCACCTTCTACGAGAGCTTGAGACAAACCATCGAGGCTCCTTAGATCCCCAATGAACTCTTCTACTCTACCACGTCCGTAATCTTCTCCGTCTACTGTATTGAATCGAAGCACTAACCATGGAGAGGCGTTTTTGGGTGCTGTGCTCTGGCTTCCGGCTAGTATCATGTCGTCTACCTCCTGATGCCACCTCCAGCTACCACTACTCTCGTCCATCTTAACACAGGTGTATACCTCAGCGTCGTCTTCTCCAGCACCATATTCTGAGTCACTGTTGACTTCATCGTTAGGTGTAGGCGGTGCAATACCTAGTACCTTACGGCTTACCATTTCTTTGGTAATTATCTCTATAACGTTACCATTACCATCTCGTTCTACTACATATCTGTTCAATGGATAGTGCTTTAGACCATCCTTACCCATGAATATCAGGGCATTACCAGATACGATAAGATGCTTTAGTGCTTGGTGTAGTACAACTCTGTCGTTTGATGCTGCTATGTAATCCATAATCAATCTCTCTATCTTTGAGAATGATAGATCCATTTCGCTTTTCATCGAGGGATCGAGTTGCTCACCCAGCTTGTCTTCTCTTACCTGTAGTTTGAAGAAGGCTGTCTGTGGTGGTAGTATTGCTAGCATAAGTTTTGCTGCAAGTGTAACCACTGCCTTTGCTCCTACTGACTGGTAGGGTTGGAGTAGAGTTCTTTTGCCGGTTGCATCGTCATCTTGTCTGACGAGATAAGGTAAGGTAAGTTCTGAACACTCTACTGCTGTGTCGAGAAACTGAGTTCTACCTGATGACAGCATAGAGTATTTAGTCCTTGCCTTATACATTCAATCCTCCTGACTCAGAGCCGGTTTCTCCACCGCCTGTTCCTAGATTGATTTTGAGAGCATCTGTGCCTGTTCTCTGGGCAGTCCCTTTGGGATCTCTTTTAGCTGTTGTACCATACTCAACGCCTGCTACCTCATCTGGGTCTAGTAGTTCCTTTTTACTGGGTAGTCTGCTAGCCTGAGTTAGGTCAGGGTTTCTTGGTTGAATAGGTTGTGGTGCAGGGGCTGCCGGTGCTGGCGGCCTTGATCTAAATATGCACATCGTCGTTTAGTATTGATTTAATATATTGTACGACCGACTCTTGGCCGGCCCTGTACATGATGGAGGCATGATCCTCCTTGGGGTGGACTGGATACCAAGCAAACTTGGATTCCAAATCCTCTACTAACTTCTCAAGTTTCTCTGAATAAAACTTAAGCGTATTGTGGGAGGTTTGTATTTGCATGTTCAAAGAACGCTGGCATGCGAGCTGCTTTTGTGTCGGCAAACTGTGGTGCTTTGCCTTCATACATCAGCCGGTCGCTCGCATCCAGCCAGAATGATTTGTCTAAATGTTTGTCCGGTGAAGTTTTTAGGGGTTGTAGTACCCAAGATATAGTTGCCTTCCTAAGCTTATCCAAAGAATTGCTAGGAACAAGACCAAGCTCACGACATACGAGACTATTTGTTGCCACGTGAATTTGTTCATCTCTGGATATATCAGCTGATACTGTTCTGAGAGCAGCGTCACCAAGAAAGCGAAACATAGGCAATAGAACAAAGAATATAGCTCGCTCTGCAACGAGTGCCTTTGTGATAGTATGGTCAGGGTGTTGTATCCAAGCATCTCTTAACCTTATCGCCTCCATTTCAGCAATGGGATCAGACCCATGGGATTCAACAATGAAGCCCAGAGCGAGATCATGCTTAATCTCATCTTTAACGTTTGACTCAAGAAGTGTCCTCGCTGCTTGCGGGACTTCTTTCTCAAGACCTTGTGAAATAAATTCTCCAACTGGTAGCTCCATATGACGTATTGCGAGAGCACGCTTGATGGTTTCTTCAGCACCAGATCTTACCTCCCCTTTGGTTGGTTTTACGGGAGTCCATGTTCTTTTCCTTTCTAATAATTTTTCGTATGGGTTCATTGTTCGCAGTCACATTTGATTTTGTTGTCAAGAATACCATCCAAATAATCCTGTATGTCGGTATCCCCAAGTGCTGCGTAAGCGTCAGACTTATCTTGGACATCGCCCATAACTTGTAATGAATAGTACAAAGAGGTTTGTGGACTTCCAAGCCACTCCTCTACAAATGCTTCATCATATCTAATCATGTCGCTCCAGCTGTTGAAGCTGTAGCCATGAAGCAATCCTGTCCTATCGAGCATTGTCATAATTTCGTCTGCTACACGCTTGTATGCGTCCCATCCTACTTCACTTGCAATCTCAACGTCACCATAGTTGACTCTCTCTACTCCGAACTCGCCAGAGTCTCTGTCAACCATCTTTGCTATTGGGGGTGCTATCTCGGGTGTGCATGTAAAGCCGTCAAGGTCTTTACTGCGATAGCTGCAACTGGCAGTGGGTGCAATAGCGAACGCCCTTACCATATTATTTTCTCTTGCAATCTGAGCTGCTTCAAAGATTGCATTGTTTAGTGCCCAAGCGGCACACCCTGCTTCGTTGTTAGCCGAGTGGCCAAGGTTTACCAAGCGGAGTGCCTCTCCGAATTTCTCGTACGTGATGTTGTATCTTCTGAGGAAGTTTGCAAGACCGAGCACTCCAAGCCCCACTTGTCTGTCATTGTCTGGGGTAAGGTATTCTCCAGATTCTCCAACACCTGTCCTCCCATGGAGATCGCACAACTCGGACATACCTGTAACGAAAGCCTCTTGTAGATTGTCGAGTGTACAGGCACCGAGATTGACATGCTGTAACAAGCACGTTCCACGTGAGGGCAAGTATACCTCAAGACAGACGTTCCCATAGATACGCTCCCCGGTCTCTGTGTATTTGATTTTGTTGAGCCAGATGTCTCCTGATTTGATTCCATAAAGTAAAGCGTCCTTTGTGTCTTGGTCTGCGAACTTCCACATCTCATCGTCGATGTCAACACAACGCTTGACCCAAGGCAGTTCTGTTCTGGAAGCTGTAATAAAGTCTACCACGTCTGGGTGGCATAGGTCTAGGTGCAATACAATAGCACCATTTTTGTAAGCTCCACCTCTTCTCAAGGTTTCATTTAGAGCTGAATATATTTTGCCGAAGCTGACTGGGCCAGTGGCCACAAGTCCTTTGTCATTTGTATGACCGGCTGGTCTAAGCTTTGATAGGTGGATTGCACAGCCAGCACCAAATCTTAGTGCGTGACTTGCGAACCTCCAGCTAGCTTCGATGCCGTTAGCCCCTTCCATGCTGTCTTCAACAACGAAGGTTGTGCATGATACAGGTAGTCTTGATGTAGGATCGTCGATCCAAGACTGTACCCGTCCAGTGCGGGAGATT